CCTTGAAACTTCTGTTTAATTCTTTGCTCGATTAGTTGTCTCTCTTCTTCGTTTGGAATACCATTGTTGAAGTTGATAAGCATTGATGGAGCAAGTCCATTCAAGATGTTATTTAAATGGTAGTTTGAAATCTCCTCCTCTAATTCAGCATATTGAAGACCTCCTTGATAATCTACTGGTGAGTAGTAATAGAATCCTGCTCTGTAAGGCTTCACAAATAGAATTTCGATAGACTCTTTAGATGTACCGAACGCGGGTATTCTTAAAGGTTTGTCAGATGGTTTAACTTTAGTCCAATCTTTAAAGTAGTAATAAGCCTCAATATCTCCATCTTCGTTAGCTTTCTCCGCTCTTAAAGTCTCAACTGGGAAGTGTTCTACTTGTGCAATCTTAGTTCTATCCTTAGAGTAGATAACTTGCATAGCACACCCACCCATAAGTTTCAAATCATAAGAAAGTTTGCGAACACAATCCTTTTTAAACAAAGACATCATCTGAGCATACGCATCAGGTTTTCTTTGTGAATCGGTAGCATCCAATCCTCTTCCATAAATCATCTCAGAGATACCATTGATGATAGCGTTGTTTGTAGGTGAACCATTATACCTATCAATCAAATACTGATAGTAGTTATTGTCCTCTCCGTAACTTACCCACTCCTTGCCTCGAATCTCACTAACTTTAGGAGAAGTATAAGAAGACAAGTTCACAACACGAACATCCGTACCGCTTTTAGGCTTTTGTTGTATTACTATGTTTCGTTTCATATAATTATATAATCGTTGTCTCGAGAATTTTCTTTAATGTATTCTCTACCATCAACTTCTTTTAACACATCATCTAAACACGCATTGTCCTCAAATACCCCATCAGCCAATGATACTCTTTCAGATAAATTATCTTCCATACCTGCGTTTACAGAATAATAGAAGTTCGAATCTTGATTTATTACTTGGTCTGTACAGAAAATCTTATCTCGGTATATGTCCAAACCATTAGACACCACTTTAAGGTCATAATAACGACCCTCAACAAGAGAAAACACTTTAGATATAGTTAGATACTCTCCAACCTTAGTAAGTGTCTCAGAACTCGTTAAAACAACATTTGTGCTATCATCTCTTAATATAAGCGTACCAGAAGCAGGATAACTTCTCGGAATAAAAGATAATGTTTGTGTTTCAGCAGATGTGGTTAAAATCTTCATACTTATATAACGATTTTATTTCCCTCTTTTGTGTGTGTAAAACAAAAAAGGAGGCAAAAAAGCCTCCCTTAGTGTAACGCAGTCCGAATGTGTTATGCAGTTGGGTCGATATTAGTTGCACCAATAGTTGATGGAGCAGCAGAACAGAAGAATGGTGGAGCAGTTTCTTGAGCAGTTAAAGTCAAGGTGAATCCACTCAAATCTCCCATAGCAGCACCTGAAACGATAGTACCTCCAGTTACTTCAGCACCGTGTTCTTTACCCATTAAAAAGAACTTTCCATTGTTGTCTTCGATTACTACTTGTGGTCTACCAGCAGCAAGAAGTTTAATCTCCTCTTGTGTAGCAGCATCTAAGTAAGTAAAGGTAACATTCAAAGTAGACTCGTAGAAAGTTGTACCATTCTCACGAGAAGAATTGATAGCAGTCTCTAAAGATGAGTTTCCTTTGATTTCGTATTTGTAAAATTCAGCAGCAGTGCCAATCGTAATCACTCCAGCGGTAGGAGATAAAGCGGCAACATCTGTATCATAATTTGCAAAGTAGATATTCTTCAAACCTCCAACAGAAGATTTACAAGGAAGAACTCTACCTTTAGCGATAGAACAAGCCATAGTTTTTTTAGGTTTTAAGGTTATTAAAAAAGGGCAGGTAGGCACTCGGCTCACCCACCCTTCTTATATTAATTCAATGATGATTAAGAGTAAAGAACGATGTCAGAACCGATTCCGTACTGTACACCAGCGGTAAATCTCATAATAACTCTTACATTTTCAGAGCCATCAAGGTCAGCCATATCCAACAATTTAACCAAGTTGTGGTCAGATAACAAACCAGTACCGAAGAACAAGTTAGATTTCTGAGCAGCCATCATAGTATCATCAGCAAGTCCGTTAGCAACAAAGATTTTAACACCATCGAAAGACAATGCTCCGTTGTTCCACCATTGAGTTCCTTCAGCATTAACACCATTAGCACCCAATCCAGAAGCACCGAATCCACCTAATGCACGAACATAAGCACGAGCAACATTTTGAGATACATAGATGTAAAGGTCTTCTTTACCGTATAGAGCAGATGGAATAGCATCAACTACTTTCCCTAACTCAGCGATAACATTAGCAGCAGTTACAGAAGTACCAACTACATCGATAACAGAAGCATCAGCAGTAGCCAAAGTAACCAATCCGTTGAACTCACCAGCGTTAGCGGTTACACCACCCCAGATGTTTTGTTCAGTTTTCTCAGCTACCAAACCAGCAGTGTGAGCGATAAGGAAATCAGAGAATGCAGGTGGCAAAGAGTCAAATGCAGAATATCCCATTTGTACTGCTTCCCAATCTGAATGGAAATCTTTCTTACAAAGTTCAAGGTTTACTTGGAACTCCTCTGGTTGAAGAATACGCTCAGTCAAAGTGATTGTAGCGGTGTCAGTAAAGTCGCAAGTAGCATCTTTAATTACATTGCTATCAGTAGCAACTTTTTTGATAACTTCTTTGAATTTTACATTTGGTTTGATGGTAATACCACCATTGTTAAGAGTTGCACCAGAAAGTAGAGCAGCAGCGATGTAATCACCAGCAAAACTTCCAGCATAACTTGAGGTAATCGATACACTTGTAGCCATTGTTTATTTGTTTTAGGTTTATTTTTTAATTTGTGAAATTCTTGCCATTACTAAATCCTTAGTAGATTGTGGTCTGTTTGCTCCGAATACGATTTGTTTCTTAGCAGACTCACCTTCAGGAGAATGTTTGATTGGAGCAGCGGCAGGTTTAGAAAGTTCTTCTTTTACCAACTCTTCCACTTCACTCATTTCTTCTTTAGGTTGTAGCATTGCTTTGATTTCTTCAATCATAGATTTCAATTCAGACAACTCTTCTTTAGTAGCATACATAGACTCCTCAGCCATTTCTTCGACTGGGGCTTCTTCCTCTACTTCTTCACCAGCGAGTTCTTTAATCTCTTTGATGATACCTTCTTCTTCGACTACAAGAACCTTTCCATCTTCCAAAGCATACTCGCCTACTGGAAGAGCAATCTTGTCTTCTTCAGTTACGATGAACACCTCGAAGTCAGGAGCAAATTCCTCAGCCTCCAAAACAGTACCGTTCTCAAGTATCATTTGAGCAAGTTTGGTTTCTACAACCTCTTGACTCAACTCAATACCAAGAACGCTTTTGATTTCTTTTAGCATTTCGATTGGGTTTTTCATATTAATATAACGATTAGTGATTTTGATTTTGCATTTTCAGCACCTATACTAATTATATAAGTTTTGATAATCCAGATATAATTGAATTTGCAGCGGATATTTGCTCCTTTGCTTCTTGAACTTTATTCTGCATCATTTTAATGAAATCAGAAGCGCCTAATTCTTTCGCCTTTTGCAAACCGTTCTCTGCAAGTTTCAAAGCAACCTCAGCTTCTGACTTCCCTTTTTTAACCTTATTTTCAATCGCTATAATCTCGGATTGAGACTCGATTAAATCAAAAGATTTCTTCAAAGAAGAATTAATGTCCTCTACAAGAGCGAACTCCACTCTTTGCACCTCAGACAACTCCTCTTTTTGAATCTGAGCAATCTTGCTCATCGCTTGTTTTTGTGTGTTCATAGTTTTATATATTTATTTTAAACCATCATTGATTTAGCCTTAGACACAATGGAATCCATTTCTTTTTTTGATACTTCTGCTTCTGATATTCTGCCCTGAATTACCCTAACTAAATCATCAGCACCCAATTCTTTAGCTGACTCAAGTGCTTTTTTACCTAAGTTTATTGCTACTTGATAATCATTAGAAGCGGTTTTAGCATCAAGTTCAATAGCCTGAACCAATTTCCCAAGATTTTTCTCAGAACTAATTGCTCTGTCTAACGCTTTGTCAATATCAGAAATAAGAGACAACTCCACCTTGTGAGAAGATAACTCTTGTTTATCTTTTTGTTTGCTTATTTGCGAAACCACTTGGAACGCTCTTTCTTTTGTATTCATTTTATTTATAGTTTATGGTTTAACTTCTTGTTTTACCGATTCCTTGCGCCCACAGAGACCCATCACAACACTTTCTTGAGTATGTGTCCTTGTCTTTACACAGACATCCTCTCGCACTTCCTCTGGGACTTGTTACACTTGGTGTCTGTTCTTCCTTACGCATAGCTTTGTGTTTTTTGAATGAAGAATATAATATCCCATATATTAGCGGTTCCACCATTAGCGGTAATCTTCCATTGACTACCATTAGCAACAAACGCATCGTCTGCATACCATTGAAATACTTCGTGAAATTGATGTTCTATATCATTGCCCTTAGGGAACCCAATATCTTTACCAACTCTTCTATAAGGAGTTCCATTTGTCGCATCTAATTGTAACCTTAAATATGTTTGATTTGCATTAGGTGCTGAGTAATAAAAAACTACTGTACATACATAAGTATCATTTACAGAATCGGCTAATATCTTTTTTGTTGTGCCATTGTAATAATCAATACCAATATTAGAACGAACTATGTTTGCGGAATTATTTGGTACAACTATTTCAATACCATCTAATAATTCTAATTTGTTAGATGAGGTATATAATCCGTCATCATATCTTGCCCATCCAAGACCTGAACCAACACCACTCTGAGGATATAACTTTACCCACTCGCCACCGAACACAGTCCATACTCCAGACTCAGTAGTAACATACGCACCTTCCTCAATGTTATATTGATTGCGGATTGTGTCAGTATCTACATCTACTTGAACCTTATATGATGTATTGAAAACTGTACTCATCTACCTTGTCCCTTATAAAGTTTCTTATAGTTCTTACTTGTCTTTAAAACGCTTGTCTTACTCTTAGCGTGTACATTAGGTCGAGATACATCTGGTTTCTCGTAAACCATTCCTGCGGTTTGTTTCTTAGCCATCTAATTCTCCGAGTTCTTTAAGTTTGCTTTCCGCCCATCTCTTACCCGCAAGTCCTCCCCATAGTAAATACGAAATAGTACCACAAGCCTCATTATCCCCTTCTACATAATACTCCTCTGCTCTGCTTAGATAAGAATACATCCTCTTAATGGTCTCTACGCTGATAGGTTTCTTTTGTGCTAATTGTTGGGCTCGAATCTTGCCAACTTCGGTAGCACATCGGTTGTTAATCTTTTCGTTTAACTCGATACCTTTCTTAGCGTTGTTTGAAACTGCATCTGGATAATCAGAGTAAGATTCCATCTCTAACTTCTTTCCGCCTTTTACTCTCTTGTCTCCTTTGATGATTCCACGAACCACACCAAGCATATACTCGGCTTCTTCTTCTTCGGTTTGAGCAAGTAACTCAGACAAAGAATCTTTAGGTCTTTCTATCTTATCAGTGAAATAACCCTCAATAGAGAATCCTTTTACTTTACCCGTTTTAACATACTCATCCCAAACCTCTTCATTGTTTACTTTTACCGCACCCATCCAAGTACCTACTGGAACTTCCATTCCGTACATACGAGATTTATCGTGTACCTCATCTTCAACAATCCAAGACTCTACCAAAGACAACCCATTAAGAGCGTATTGATGCTCCATTGTAGAGTTGTTCTGATTACCTTTCATTAAGAACTTCTGAGCGGTTTTAAGGATAGTATCTTTTGAAAAGAATACATAATACTCATCTTCTCCGTTCCTTCTGTAAATAGGCTTATTAGGTACAAGTAAAGCACCCATTAGGATTCGTTTCTCACTTGATACCTCAGCGAGTTTTATCTCTTGAGAATTAAGTGCTATAAAGTCCTCCTCAATCGCGGGGTTCTCAACAACCGAAATCGCTTCTACTCCTGATATTTCGTTATCCTCATCTAAAATGAGTTCTATAATCTTAAAATTGCTCATATATACTTAACGATTTTTAAGGTTGATTTTGTATTTATAACGATGCTCCTTTAACGATATTTCTCTCTAATGATTGTGCAGTAGATACATCGGATGCTACTACATACGCTCTCATAGGTTTAGAGTTTTGTCCAGCTATCACATCTGCTAATTGAGTAGCACTTGATTGACCTACCACATTAAACGAAGGTGGAATAGAACCAGCGGATATAGTAGGGCTTGATGGGCTCTCTACGCTACCACCAACACCAATACTTGAGGCAACCTTCTTAGACTTACCAATAGCACTACTTACCGCACTAACAATACCAGCAGCTTGTAAACCATATCCGATAAGCATTGGTATGTTCTGTGGGAATCCAATCTTAGCGGTTTGAGCAGTACCCTCAGCAATCGCAGCGGATGATTTAGCACCAGATAAACTTGCAAGTGTTATGGTTTTCTTAGCTTCCATAAACAACTCTTTTATAGCAAGTGCTTGTTTTATTAAAAACGCAGCTTTACCAGCAGCAGTCTCAGCACCAAATAAAGAAATAGCTTGGTCTGTTAATTGTGCTTTAGCGGTTAGTAAATCCCTATCTAATTGTATTTGTTTTTGAGTGTTGTCTTGTTGGAAGTTTAAGAGTTCGTTTTGAGCATCTACATACGCTTGAGTTCCCTCTTTGTATTGATTACGCTTATTGATTAATCTTTCTTCTTCGAGTCTTGCTTCCTCATCAAATACAATCTTTAATTGAGTTAATCTCGCAATATCGTTTTGAATTTGTTCAGCACCGAATTGTTTTTCTTTTATTGCTCTCTCGGTTCTTCCATCAATGATAGATTGGTTCAATTCTAATTGCTCACGATTCAAAGCAAGGTCATTTGCTAATTGTTCAGACCTAAATCCTTCAATCTGTGCAAGTACCGCTTCTCTCTCTTGAGTAGCCTCTAAAAGTGCAATGTAATTAGCTTGGTTTTGGTTCTTGTTGTATTGTGCTTGAGCAGAAGCAATCTGAGCGTTTACTTGTCTAAGCATCGCAGCCTCTTGTTCATCGAGTACCGCTTTTAGGTCGTTATTAGCCTTTATTCTTTCATCAATGGTGTTTCTCTCATCATCTCTTACTTGACGAAGTTTCTCCGCTTGTCTGTCGTATTGCTCAACTAAACCTTGTTGAAGAACTCTTGCAATCTCAGCTTGTTTGTTTAATTCTACGGTGTTCTTAGCGGCATTCCAAGTATTAGAAGCATAGTCAGCAATAGAACTCGCAGCGTTAGAGACAACATCTGATACTTTATCAAATGAGTCATCTACACCAGTAACAACATCAACAAGTTCCTTACCTGCTTCTTTAAAATCCTCTACCGCACCTACGAAGTCAAAACTAAATACTTTTTGAATAGCACTACCCAATAATCCTGCGGCTTCTATGGCACTATTAAAGCGTTCTATGAGGTTATCTTGTATTGCCTGACCTAAGTTCTTTAAAGACTCTACTGGGTCGCTAAATATCTGTTTGAAATAACCCGTGATAGTTCCAATGTTCCTATCTAAGAAGTTAAAGAAATCGTTAAACGCTAACGATAAAGCCTCGAAGGTTGTGTTGAAGAAATCCGCTACCTTTTGGTTCTCTTCAAATACCTCTTTAAGTTTAGCAAACGCAGCCAACAAAAGACCAATACCAATAGCTTTTATAGCAGTTCCAATCTTCTTAATACCATTCGCAGCAGAACCAGATGACTTCTCAATGTTCTTAATACTTGTAGCGGTATCTTTGTTTTGCTTCTTTACTTGGTCATTCAGCTTTTTGTTCTCTTCTTCAATCTTAGAAAACTCTTTCTGAAATTCATCAAGATTCTTTACCGCCTCTTGGTATTTTACTTCTATATCTACAACTACCTTTTTTGCCATCTTACTTCTTTTTTAAATACATTGAATGTGTCTCTTAGTGTCTCTGGTAGGTAATACTTACCCTTTGCTATTTGTATGGTTTCTGTTTCTCCTTTAGCGTATGGGAGCAGTTCTAAGATGTTCTTTATCATACTATATTGATTAATTCGATTTCGCTTTTTCCGTTCGTTAAATCGCTTGTAATTGAGTTTATCTTGTATGCTCTATCACCTACTATGAAAGTATCTTCAGGTCTATATTGGGTTAGAATCTTAATCGGTAAATAAGCAGTTACTTTAGTGATTCTCGTTTGTGAGTTAAACACCGATTCTATGTAATCAGCATAATACTCTTGAAATAAAGTGTCCTCATAAATAACACCTTCATATTCGTTTAACTCCGCTTTAAAGTTTATGTTAGAAGAATCTGTAGCCACTACCTTATCAACTGAATTACTTGGAATAAAGTAAGTGGTTATGACATCCCTTGTAGAGCCATTAAAGATGTATATATTATTCCCCGAACTTGATACTGGATAAAACACTAATGGTAGACCTATGTATGGGCTTCCTGAGCCATCTGTGTTTATTTTATCAACCATCCAACCCCATTGAATCGTGGTTAATCCGCTTCCTATTTGATTTCTCATACGCTCATACTTCATATGCTCAAAAGGAATACTTACGCTATATGTCTCTCCATCGTACTTAGCATCTAAGGCATATTGCTCTGTTGCCCAATCAAGATTGAATTGTTCTTTATGATTTTGAGCAAGTAAAGTACCTAATCCTTCGTATTTAAAATCAATCTGTTTAAATAGCGTAGAAGGCACGACTGATGACTGAGTCATATCTACATACTCTGTTATGTCAAAAGGATTTCCAGATGCATAGAAAACGCTTAGAGGCTTAACAACTATAACACCGTTGCTTTCGTAAGCAGTAAGGTTAAACATCTTAAATACCGCAGTCAAGAAGTCTATAATCTTCATCTTTGGTATGTTGTCTGATATAACCGTAAAAGAAGATGCACTCAATGAAATATCTGTCTCTAAAGACCAATCGTTAGTTTCTACCGAAGAACCATTCTCATATCTTGTTGCTCTGTAATAGGTGTGAGTTACGGGAGCAGTTGCACTTGATATTAAAGTAAAGCTATTATCAGGCATTATTTCAAACTCCTGATAGCAATCAACAAGAATATCTGGAAGAAGTATTGTATAAGAAGTAAACCCAGTAAGAGTGCCAGTCTCAAAGTTTACAGAGCCATTTATCTTAGAACGAACTTTAAAAGATGCTGAGGTACTATCTACTACTACAAAGAGTCTATTCTTATACGCTATATTATCTATACCTCCTGTGTTCGTATAGTCAAATCTTGACCCTCCATTCTCTACAGTTATGTACTCAAAATCATCGAAATCTTCAAATCCTTCTATCGCTACATTTTGATTCTGAGGTGTAGTAATTGCACCTTTCTCTCTATGTAACCACATATAAAGATTGTAGTAATTAGTTTCAGATGAATCAAAGAAGTCATCAGAGAATGTTATTCCGTATTTCTCTTGAATAGCTAATACCAAACAATGTAACTTGATAGCGTATTTTAAAGATGTCCAAGTTCCTCCATAACCAGAACTCGCTAAGTTACCTTGAGCAATCCCAAATGATGAGTTATAAAACCATTTCTCTTGTGCGGATATAAGTGGACAAATAATAGCATCCGTAATCCCATTCTTATCAATACCACTTGATAAAGCAGTTTCAATAGTGGTAGGGTTATAGGCAATATCGTAAGCACTTAAGTCTAAAGAGTCTAATTGGTCTTCTCCAACCAAGTCTTTAAGCGTAACTGTGTTTCCAAAGAATGTTACTTTATAAGCGAATGGTGCGTTGTCTTTTAAATCTACACTTTCGAGTTTTATCTTACCCTCTCTAAATGTTTGGTGGTTTATCTCGATTATTGCGTTTACCTTGAATCTTGCATCGAACCCACCTACAACATCAGGGTTATAATAGTGCTTGAATATCTTGTTGTTTGTAGTCGAAGCAGGTAAGTTAAACGATTGAGAATAGTCCGTGAACACCTTAGCAATGTCCTTAACATTCTGAATAGTTGAAGTTATCTGAATGGTCTCATCTTGAAACAAGTCCACTCTCTGTCCTTCGATATATAACTGAACCTCTTGCTTCATTATCGGATGTTGTTAATCTTATCGTATGCGTACTCGAAATCTAAAGTGTAATCAACCAACTTATCATTTACACTTGTTTTGTAAGTCAAACTATTGCTAACTACATTAAGTGGAAGCACTAACTCCTCATCGGTTAGCTTAGTCATCCAAACTTGCTCCGATAACAGAAGTTGTCTAATCACTTCGTTATATTCCTCAGAGATATAACCAGTATTCATAGTGATTCTCTCTTTTCCGTTTTTACTTAGTATCGTGTTTTGATGATTGCTTATACCATAACTAAGAGTCGATAAGTCCATAGTAGAACGCTTATACGAATCTTGTGTTGTTGTGATAGACTCTACTGATTTCTTAAAGAAGTACATATCTTGTAATGCTCCAAACTTATTCAAGAAGGTAACCTTATACGGAGTGTATTTAGGCTCACATACAGAAATGATTTTAACGATGTCTACACCACTATCAGTAGCCACCCATAGTTCATCTACCAACCCTATATCTAAAGTGTCTAAGAACGCTTTTAAACAAGCTGTATCCTCAAGTACACCGCCAGTAGACAAAACTCTTTCTTTAAAGTTATCCGAATTATCATTTCCACTAACACTCACATAGTCAATCTGAGCATTTGAATTAGTAGAACTTGAAATAGTTTGAGAACGCTTAACCTCTCCGTTGTAGAAATAAGTTACCGAATTGGTAATATCCGTATCTACTGGTACTCTAACATTATTGTCATCAAGTCTGTAAATAATTCTATTGGACATTAAAAGACCCTCGTTTAGTTGAGGATTGACTCCATCTTCAAAGTATCCGTACCCCGAGTAAGCGATGTAATCGTTATTATTGCTTGATGTTCCAGAAGTGAGCGTTAAAATAGTGTCTAATTCCACCCATACTGCCTGACTCGTGTAAGTGCCATCAAATGAAGTATCAAGATAATCCTTTACAAACTCTGATATTTCAAACACCACATAAGTGTCCGCACCTTTAGGGTACTTTACTAAAGTGTATTGTGGGGATGCTGGTTTGTCAGTTGAAAAAACACCTTCGTATATATATAGGCTTAAAGTAGCGTACGATAAATTAACATCGCTATACTTTCTATAAAACGGGCTTCGAACATTTATTTTTGTACTCATCTTGTAAAGTCTAAAAAGTCATCTATATCTAATGCAAATCTTTCTGTAATATCTTCGGGTAATCTTAAAAACGCTTTCTCAAAAGGCTTAGTAAAAAATAAAGAAGGCTTTATACCTTTCTCGTAAACACTCTTTTGTAAAATGAATCCTATCGTTCTATAATTACCTTTCTTAAACTTTCCTTTCTCATCTCTTAGTCTAATCCCTCTTGCCTTTGCCCAATCCGCTAATGGTTGCATTGGAGGCTTCTTATTCGAGTATGAGTATATTGTGTTGTATTTCTTTTTCGTACCACTTACCCCCTTGTCCTGAAACTCTCCATAATCAGCCATATAAAACTCTAAGCTGAACGAATTAGGACTAACATTCAAATCATATCCCAAAGAGTTATAAAGGTCAGCAGATACATTCTTTCTCCCCTTAGTTAAGTTTGTCCTCGATTGCTGAATGACATACTTAGCAAAGCGGTTAAGTTCATCTTGCGTTCTCTTGAAATCAGCAGACATTAATATCGTTTTGAATCATTACATCGAATGTTGCAGTCCATCCAGCTAACTCGTTCTCGAACCTATCCTTAAAAGGCTCTAAGGTTACATCTCCTACCACTTGATAAAGGTCTCGGTATAATGTTCCGATTCTTAGTCTTTGAATCAACTTATTAAGAACTGCGAGTTGCGTATTGAACACATCTTGCTCGTTATTGTTGCCCACGAATCTATCTACGGTTTCCTCTTTGCTTTGGTCTACAATATCCATCGATAAGATACTGATGTTAAACGATAGTGTATTTTCTCCGCTTGTAACTGAGTTTACTATCAAATGAGAAAGTGGAAATATACTTTGCTTGTATAAATCCACCTCAGTAATGTCTCCGAATGTTACTGTGTTTACATCCTCATCGTTTAGGAGTTGTTCCTTAATCAAATCGGTGAGTAAATAAAATCCTCTTATTCCCGTGTTCATATCTTACTTTTAATTTGTCTTGCTTCTATATCGTTCTTCTCTTTCAAAAATGACAACATCATAAAACACTCGTGAGCGGTTAGTTTAGTGATATTCTCAAATCTTGTAATATCCCCTTGAGCGAGTGAGTAAATTGATTGATACCAACCCCACTTTTGTCCGAACTGAGATACTGCACTAAGCGTGTCTCCTGAGACTCCTCCAAATAGTTCATCATAGCTTGAGATAAGTCCATCCCTAAATGGTAAAAAAAAAGCACCGAACTTATAACCGCATCCATTGGCATATCCTTCATTACATCACCATCACCAGCTTCGTAGTCTGCGATGTTGTATCTCTCTCCGTATTTATCTTTGATAGGTCTGTATAGAACTGCCATTGCTCTGTGCATATTCTCCCAATCACCTAAGTAGGTATCTAAGTCAATGTATTCACCAAGACTTATCTCATCTAAGTTTGGAATGAATCCGTACTCCACACCTTTCATCTTGAACTTACGAACTAAGGAAGGTTTAGAATCAAACATCTCTGACAAGATTACGGTGATAGCGTTTACATCACTCATCTTCATTTTCATCGTGTCTGTGAGTTTAATCCCACAAAAGATTTCAAGCATCTTGCTTTGTAGGAACTTCTCATCAGTTTCATTATCTTGTATCTTGACATACCTCTGATATTGGTCAAGAGTAATCTCAGATAATTCGCTTGGTATAATAACTTCAATCTTCATAACTATATAACGATATTTTAGACCTATTTTAAAACAAAAAAGGGACAACATCTCTGCTATCCCCTCTCTGACTAAAAATTAACCTTAACTAAATTGATTGTATTGCTGAACCTAATAACATAAATCCTATCATTACTATCATCCCTACTGCGTAAAAACTAAGCAAGTAAAAGATGTTCATTGGGTCTCTTTGTAAAAACTTTTTCATATCTGTCTTGTTTATTGATACAAATATACTAATCATTTTTAATCTACCAAACTTTTTTTATCTGATTGCGTATGTTCCGTAATTTGGTTTGCTTAGTACATTGTAAGTCGCATACCTAAACGCATCTATTAAGTGGTCGTTTCCATCTTGTGGAATGTTGGTTAGTTTACCACTTCTGTCTTCTATCCATTTGTAGTTTCTCATCTCTTGGACAAAGTTATCCCCTATGACATTTAGCTTATGTCTTTTGAGTACATCGATTCCTGCGTGAACAGAGTTAGCACCTTTCTTAGTTGGTCTGATAGGTATTCCCATTCTTCTGAGTTCTTCTATGATTTCAGGTCTCGCTGAGTCCGCATAGATTATACCTTTCAACTCTACTTCTTTAAGATACTTCGCTATATCATAACCAGTCATCCCAGTTCTATATAACATCTCTTTTGCGTATAGACTATTCTCTTTACGATACACCTCAACATAAGTAGTAGGGTCGTTATATCCGAAGTCTAATCCAGCAGATAAGAACTCCGCATCCTCTGGAACTTCTGATTCTTGGAACTGAAAGATAGTTGCTTTAGATATTCCCCTTTGACCAAGTCCGTAAATCTGCCAATAAGTCTCATCGGTTTCTTTAAGTCTTTCTATCTCTTCTACGATAGCCGAATCTAAGAATGGATTGTCTTTATAGGTGGTGATATAAAAGTCGCAGTCTTCTCTTGTTTGAACCTTGTCATATATCCAAGAGTATTCATCCGATGGGTTAAAGTCTAAGATGATTCTACCCGATGTTCTAAATACTAATTGTTGCCAATCCTCGTATGTTAGTTCGTTAGCTTCGTTAATGAATAGCAAATCTCTTTTCCTACCTCTGATTTTCTGAGGTTGGTCTAACGATATAAACTCGATGAGGTTGTCGTTTAAGATGTACTCGTTAGCACTCTTAGAATGGTTGTCTTCTGAGTAGAGTTCATACTTCCTTAGAATATCAAAGAAATCCCTCATAACAGTTGCACGAACCGATGGGAATGTCTTTCTAACTATTGTGATGGTTTCTCCAGTATGGTTAATTGAGTACCTGAAGATAATCCACATTAATATGTTGTAGGTCTTTCCAGAACGAGTACCACCTTGCTCGGCAATAATCTTCTTATCAGATATATCTAAATGCTCAAAGACAACATTAGTCTTTAGTCTCATTCTTTATAATTTCGATTTCAAATAACTTCTTTCCTTCTGAACCAGTTATCTCTTGTCTTTCTACATATCCTCGTTTCTTACCTTTTGTCTTTAGGTAGAATATGAGTTCAGGTGTTGCTCCCTTGTTAATGTTCTCCATTAGTTTAGATTCCGCTAAGTCAAGCAAAGCCTCCTCACACGCTACTACCTCTTGTCTGAAATCATCATCATCTTCTTTCCAATTATAGAAAGTCTGTCTGCTTATGTTCGCAGCCTCACAACTCTTTGAGATATTGCAGTTGTTTAACTTAAATGCTTTGAGAAATGTATCTTTATCTTTCATTATTTAGAATGTTTCTTTTTTAGTGTCTGTCTGTCAAAATTGTAAATCAAAAAAAAGGTAGAGAACGATTAAACTCTACCCTTCGGCTAAATACTTAGGCAAGTAAATAAAGAACATCATCGTTTTTATATATAACGCTAAAAATCACTACTTTTCAACATAACTCAGTTTAAGTTTGTTTGTTATCTTTCCTTTGAGTTGTCCTTGTATTGTATTTCTGTGTATGTTTAAATCCTTTGTAGCTTCTCCGATAGATTTATATGTCTTATTGTTTATAGCACAATATATCTTCTTAGATGCGAATTGGTTTTTGTTTCTTTGGTTTACATAAGATAGTCCGTATCTATTAAATCTTAGTCCTCTAATCATTTCTGATGCTAAGTTTCTATTTATACCTATGCTATCTGCTGCTTCCTTTAGTGATTGGTAAGTCTCTCCATTTGATTCACACTTTACTGGTCTTGCCGCTGAAGGTCTTTTAAGTGCTTCGTATCTTAGTGGGTAGTCTGAGAAATCATTTCTTAGTTGATGAATCATTTGCTTTGCGTATTCTATATGAGTTTCTGATAGAGCGTTCTCTAATACATTCTCGTAGTAGTAAATCATATCAATTCTCTGTTGTGTAGTCATATCTTAGAAGATTGTTAATTGTTGTTTGTGTTGTTCTAATCGTTTCATAGCAGCTTCGTAATAGTCCTTATCGAGTTCACAAGCGGTTAATTCGAACCCCAGATTGTGACAAGCTATTGCTATACTTCCTGAACCTAAATGCGTGTCGAGTATCTTACCTCCTTCTTTAGCGTAGTTCATAAGTAGCCACTCGTATAACTTTACAGGTTTTTGTGTTGGGTGTATTTTGCCACCATTATTTTTTGCATCAAACAAAGCAGTACCTCTTGGCATTTCAAAAATTCGTAATGCTTTATTAAAAGAAGTCCAAGCTAATTCTCCATCAGCAAAACTAAAGTTTCTTTGTCCTTTATCCCATAAAATCCAACACATACTTGGCGGTAAAAATTCAGTCATATAATTACCACCCCAAACTATTTGTTCTTTGCTTACTCTAAATAATTCATTAAAATAATTTTCATCAGGTATATTACTATCCCATTCACTTAATTTATATTCAGCAAAACCATTTGACTTGCAATTAACTCCATTTTTGTGTGCGTTTTTATCAGCATCAATACCATAAGGTGGGTCTACTATCGCTAAGTCAAAATACTTATCAGGGTATCTTGCCATCAGTTGCATATTATCCTCGTTCGTTATTGTCATCTTGTAGTGTATTTGTAGTTATCCAATATCCTCCTGATTCGTAGAAGGTCTCTAAAGCGATTCTAAGCGTTTCTGTGGTCATATCTTAGCCTCTTTGATGTATTCGTACATTTGATTTAATTTCTCCTCTGTAATGTCGTTTAATGAGTTTTTGATGTATTGTATCTTAAATGATGTTTTCTTGTCGTAACTATTTAAAACCATTTCCGTTAGTTGTCTTAGGTCTGGAGAGAATCTTAGATAGTCGTTAAAGTTCTTCTCAGCGTGTAAGAGTGTAGCGTGATGGATTGAGTATCCTTTCTCGGCAAATACTCTTTGGATGTCTATTAATCGCATCTTGTGATAATCTCTTAGGATGTGAATGAATAACGCTCTTGCTTCTATTACTCCTCTGAGTCTTGTCTTATCGAATAAGTTTACTCCGAAGTTATTCTCTATTGTATTTATTAGTTCTCGTGTCTTAGTTGTCATACATTTTTTTTATTATTTCATAATGCTCAATATCGTAGCTTTTCTTAAATCGAAGATATGCATAATAATGATTCGGGTCTATCTGATATAATCCCTCAGTAGAAAAATGGCAAGACCTACATAATAAGTGTAGATTATCAATCGATTCATCGCCTCCGTATATGTGAGCGACCAAGTGAGACCTTTCTATTCCATTTGTTCTTCCACAAGCAAAACAAGAAATTTCATTATAATCATATATATAGTTTGGTTTGTCTTTTAAAATTTTATCAAACCAATACTCCCATATTTTCTGTTTGCTTGGCATTTGTTCTCTCATAATATCCCTTCAATATAGTATTGGTCTGTATCAATTCCTTGCAAAAAGAATAAGTCGTAAATCTCAATCGCTTCTTCTACCTTTCTCTCTCCATCGTAGTAGAACTCTTCTGAGCAATGATATATCGCAATGTCTAAACTACTCTTATCAAGTGCTATGAAAGTAAAGTCCTTGTAACTTATGTTAAATAAATTGCAGTATAAAAAGCATTGTACATCATATCCGTATTTCTTAGCAGAGTACGGGAATGCTTTGATGTCTGTTGTTGTTTTTAAATCTACTACTCGATTCTCGCCAAGCACATCCGCCTTACCTCTAAAAGGCAGTCCAAACACTTCTCCTATCTCTGGAACTTCAAACTCGCAGTTAGTAATGTACTGGAGTGCTTTCTCGTTTCTAAAGAACGCATCTGCTAATCTCTCAGCATCTCTCTTTTCGGATTTAGTAAACACCTTACCGAACTCAAGTTTCGCTTCCTTATAAGCCTTCGTGTTCTTAGATTCTACATCGATAAACTTCTGAGCGTTGAATACATCTGGTTCTAAGATTGCGGTATGGAATAACCATCCATCTCTTAGTGCTTGTGATTCTGCGTTTCCGTATTGTGATACATACTTATAAGTCTTTGGTGAACTTAGTAAGAGTTTAAGAGAAGAACTCGAAAGTGCTGCCTTAGATAAGTACCCATAGTAGAACTCATCATTCTGCATTTCTTTTAACAAGTCTTCCTTGTTCCATTGTTTGCCATCAAGAAGCGTTATTGATTTCATCTATTCTTTTTATTAGTTGTTTTAAAAGTTTTAAGTTGTGTACGACTCCTGCTCCGTGTGGGAACTGATAAACTATATACCATCTGTTTGGGTCATCATTGTCGCAAGATAATAAATCTCCTCGTTCATAGTTATAATAATGTCCGTATTCTATTTTTTCGAATCCAAGTTCGATAAGGTCATTCTCGTTTATACCCATAGCCTTGCATATGATATTTCCTTTCTTCTTCTACTGGGTCTCTTCTATTATCTACTTTGTAACCAGTTATAGGATTGATTCCTTGATTCCACCAATCTCTTTCTTCCATAGTCTATTAAGTTTATCACCACTAAGATTAATACAAGCGGTGTATGAGTGATTGTAATGAAGGCTAAAAATACATTATTTAAAATCGCTTTCATAATTTTGGTGAATTAATTCACTGAATATATCGTTATTTGGTGAATCTATATGTTTCTAATGATTAGGTTTAAACAAAACGCTATGATACACACTACACCAACAAGCGTAACAATCTCTGCAAAGAACTCTACCTTATTCATAAGTTCTTCGTACTCTTTCTTGTAATCTGGTTCTAAATCATTCATCGTCTATATCTGCGTTAAAACATTCTGTTGAACAATATCCTTCTCTACTCATTGGCGCGTCACACATCTTGCAAGTGTGTTCTACTTCGTTTTCGGGGTCATCTATCCATCCCCATTCTTGTACACTCATAGTCCTAATTTGTCTTTTAGTTTATATTTGTTTAATTCATCCTCAAGTTCTTTGATTCGAATCTCAGCCCGTTCCGCTCTCTCAAGCATTCTGTGAGAACTCGCCATTGATTCACTTAACAACCTATCAAAAGAATATCTTTCTAAATGAAGAGAAGATAAGTATGCACTAAGTCTCAAAACAGTATCAGCCATTTCTTTGATGTCTTCATTCTCCGATTGGCTTCTCCATTTCTTAGCAAGACCAAGCAACATCAGAATATCTGAATCACTCTGGAGTTTTAATAAGTTGCGTTGTACCGTATTCATATTTCAAATGTAATTAACATTTTCGAATAAACAAAAAAAAGAGGAACTTTTGTTCCCCTCTTAATTACTTGTCTCTCCAAGTTGTGTAACACACCGCAAGTCTTTGGTCTTCTCTTGGATACTCCCCTATCATCTTAGGGTTTGCCATACATCTTGAGATAAACTCTTGCTGAGTGTCTGTCGGTAGTGGTTTGATTAGTGGCATATTTATGGGTTTAAAGTTTTCTCTAATTCTTCATCTCTTAGTTCTCGTACATACGCAATCTCTCTTTGTATATAGTCCAAAGCCTTGTTTAAGTCTTGGAGTTCATCATCCTTTCTTCCTGCTCTGATAACATACTTTAATACATTACCTCGATTGAAATTAAGTTTGTAGTCTGAGATTATGTCAATCAAGTCATACTCTCCAGTAGCTTCGTAGTGTAAGGCATTACCTCGCATAGTTTATTTTTTGAATTAGTAAATGATTTATATGTGATTCATTGCATCTAACAACTTTATCTTTTCCTCCGAACTTTTCTCTGGTGTAGTACTTTAAGTAGTCATTCCTATCGGTTGTGTTCTCTGATGTGTTTTCGATAACCCATTTCAGTAAGTCGATTCTCTTATAGATGTAGTATGCGTTTACATCAACCAAATCAAACACAATCCACTTAGCCTCTCCACATAACCAACCTTTTCCACCAAAGACATTCTGAACCTCAAGCCAAATGTCATAACTCTTTTTATTCCCCTTAATATCTACACCATCTCCGTTCACAAAGAAATCAATGTGCTTATACATATCTTCTTCATCGGTAGCTTCTAATACTACATTCCCTCTACTTATCATTAAGTCCATAAACTCTCGCTCGGTTTTATTCCCCTTGCTTAGAGTCTCCTCATACCTATTATCACTTATGTGAGCGTATGTGTTTCTTCGACTCATTGATTAAGGTTTATAATTGTAGCTTGTGATTCTTGTAAAAGATAGACTTCTTTGTCCATTCGTTTCTTAGTCCATATCGTAGTGTCAGGGCAGTACAACTCATCTGTTTCAGGCATCTTAATCTCGTTCAGCCAAAACAAATAGTTCCCTTTAGGGTCATTCACAAAGTAGAACTTCAATACATCCTCTGGTAGTGCCATAAGTCTATCGTATTTTGCTTTCTCAAGCATCTTGGTCTCGTAGTATTTCTTTCTGAACTTCATCTCTATAACACAATCAATTCCTTTTGGGGTTTTTCCTTTTGCATCATAGAACTCATATTGACCACCACACCACTCTAATTCCCATCCATCAAGGTTTAAGATTAAAACTGTTGTTTGTTCCCACTTATGTACTTTATTCAAATCCATTCTGAAAAATTAGGTTGAGGTCTTCAATCCACCTCTTGATTTCTTTTTTGTTACACCCACAAGGTCTATGGTATTTGTGGTTAAAATACTTAGCGTGAAACTCTGCTATAATAGCTAATTGATTAGGTTCGATTCTTACTAAGTTTATACCAGCATTCGACCAAGTATCCCAATCTTTCTCTGTCATTTTAATTGTCATCCCCACAATTACAAGTTAAAGAGTTCAACCATAATTCTCTCTCGTAGCATCCGCAAGATTCGTAACCAAGTTTCCTTGCTACCCAAAATGCAACCTCATACGCATTACCAAAAGTTACCAGTTCGGTTATTGCGTGAACCATCGTTCCAAGTTTAATATAACATCCTATTTTCATAATTGTGATTTTAAGAACTTCTTTACCTTATTGAAAGTATTATAAAGGGAGTAGTAAGATATTTTAGTTTTCCTTGATAGTTCGCTTATACTTAAACCATCATCTATAATCTCATATACCTTTTTATCGTACCAATACAACTGGTCAAAAGCATCTAATACATCTTGATACTTCTCCTCGTAGTTAGTCAAATCTTGCTCGGTAGAAATCTCACTTACACTATCTAAATTAACAATAGTGGTTTTAGCCTCCTTGCGTTTCAAATCCAAGAACATAGTGGATAAGACCTTAAACACATAAAAGTAGTTAATGTCATCCTTGTACATCAAATCCGTTCCTGAAGATGCAAGTCTATCAATCTTGATATACATCTCCATTACTAAATCTTCTGCGGTGTCTCGATTACATCCAAACGATACGACTATGTCTATCCAGTTCTTATGTCTTTTGAATGCAAGTTCGAGGATGCTCATTCTCTCCAGATTGTAATATGTAGTCCGAAAAATAAAAACATAAGAGTTATCTGAGAATAGAACTCCTCTTCTTCAACATCCTCTTCCCTATCAGGTTCAAGGTTTGGGTCATAGTACAGTCCTCCTATTGCTAATCCGTGCAATGGTATCAACTGAAAATTTACATTCAAATCATTAAAACTAAAAATCATACTTTCTCTTTTATTTTGTGTAATATGTTTTCCCCTTCGATTGAGAATCCCACATTGTTAGGAACTGACCTCATTCGTATTGGGTGGTCTAAACTTGTTGGTCTTCCACCAGTATCCACATCTTTCACTTTTCTAATGTGTATCATAGAGAACATCCAATCAGTAGCGTGTTGAATATAACGATGTATCACAAGGAAGTCATCTGCTCTATTAACAAACTTACCTCCTCCTTCTACATCACTTGCCATCGGTGGTACTGGGTGTCCTGCGTACTCGTGTTTATCATTATGTGCTTTTCTAAGAGCATCGGTAGAAGCGTGGGTGTTTAACCATATACTTACTTTTCGTGTCTTACAAAAGATTCGCATCTCAGTAGTTGCTTGATAGTCGTATTCGTGTCCACCTACACCTTTTAAGATGTCTTTGTCCTTTACGAGCGAGTTGTATGGGTCAATCAAGAACCCATCATAATTCCAAGCATCTTTAATCTGCCCTGCTAAATCTAAAAGTTTTCTATAAGTATATAACTCATTTGCATCGATAATTTTAAAGTGGTCATCTAACCAAGATAATCTTTCGAGCATTGTATCCTCTGAGATTTTATTGATAGGCAACCCCTCTAAATACTCAACCATCTTTCTAAGAATGGAGTATGCTTCATTTTCACTTGAGAACACCAACCATCTTAAATCGTGTCTCTTTGAGTAAGCCAACATCATATAAAGAATCACCGTAGTCTTTCCGACATTAGCGTGTCCTAATATAACATTGAAGTTACTTGGTTTAAATCTAAAGTGTTCATCAATATCAGGAATACCAAGTCCAAGTCCTTCTTTGAACTCTCCTTTCCTAATAGCGTTTAGTTTTGATATTTGGTCTTTTACTTTGATAATCATCTGTCAAATAATAAAGGGGGCAAAAGCCCCCAGTTAGTTAAAATGGTAAATCATCATTCGCTCTGTCAGGCGAGTGTTGAGATGTTGTTACCTCTTTGTTTGGTTTCCAAGTAGAATAACCCACATAGAATCCTCCCTTTTTGGATTTAAGAACATCCATATTTAACCATCCATTGTTTTCTTTTATGAGTCCCTCTTTATCTCTTAGGAACTGAGCGAAGTCAGATACCTTGATTGATAATTTAGTTACTACGAAATCCTGAGGTGCTTCTTTTGCAAATACACCATTTACTAATTCACTTGCCATTATTTCATTAAGTCTTTTAAGTTGTTTTTATCTACTCCTTCTTTGTTTAATTTAATCCCCAATGATTGGAGAACTCTTTTAATATCTTCAATGGAATTAATCTTATCCCAGTCGAACTCGTGTGAATGATTATCCATTGTGTACGAATGTAATAAATTGTCTCGCAGTTTGTAAAACATCATCAATGCTTGTTTGGTATCCAGCGTGATAGTCTACCGCAGCTTTTAACATTGATTGTCTAATGATGTAGGTTTGTACATCTTCCTTTTGTTGAGGTGCTGGTGTGAATGTTTGCTCTTCACGAACTAACTTTCCAGTTCCGTACTTCTCATTCTTCTCATAGGTAATGTCTTGACCTACACTTCTCTTAAACTCTCCTTTAGCTAAGAACTGAAGCGACTCTCCGTTCGCCATAGTTACTTGATACTTTTGGAAAGTGTTTTGTCCGTTGCTCCACACACCTTTAGGCTCTATGTGTGTAATTTTACTTGTTAAATTCATCTCTTTGGTTTTGATTAAAAATTTCGATTTGTGCGTTTAGTAAGTCTATTAACTCCTCTCTGTATTTGAGTGTCGTTTCGAGTTCTTCAATCCTTCTCTGAAGGGCATCTACTCGTGCGTTTAGATAATCAACCTTGAATTCCATAGTTTCTCAGGGCTTCAAGTTGTACCTTAACGAGTGCAAGTTCTCTTTCGTGGTAGTCTTCGCTCCACTCCAGTTGTTTGATTTTTTCTTTGATTAAGTCTTCCATTTGTCTATTAATTGGTTTAACAATATCCAAATATATAAAACTTTTTTATATCAACAACATATGTGCAAAAAAAAAGAGATGCTTTTTCAAACACCTCCTTTTCCAAGACAGAATAGATAGACAAATATCAACTCCTCAAATATAAGTATATATGTCGAATTATGTTTTTAATCGCATTAGTTTTTGCTTATATAACTCAATCATTTCCCTTAGTTCGTAATCAGAAAACTTTACCACCTCTCTGGAGCGTTGTAGTAATTCATCAGCCTTTCCTTCTCCGTATGTTTTATCTATCCACTTAGCAAATAAGTATTGTTGTCCATACTGCATTACATTACATCCATAACATTGTGGAGCAACATTCTCTTCATCCCATCTTGTAGCGTAGTGCTTACGAGATATAAAGTGTCCGTTTTGAATCTTAGATATGTCGTAAACCCTTCCACAAGTAACACACTCAACATTCCCGTTCTTAGAATACTTTGTTCTAATGTACTTAGAGAAGATTGTATCAAGATTCGTTACAAGTGTGCTTCGTTTAGCTTTTCGCATCGTATCTTGGTTCTCGTGGATTATCTTGGTGTTGTAAAAACATTTCCCCTATGTATGGGTCTACTTCTTTAATCGCTCTAAAGATAACCCTTGAGTTCTTCTTAGCTTCTTCTCGTTCGGATTTAGTAGAATCACTTCCAAGTTCGGTGTACATAAAAGCGTTTATCTCTAAAAGTTTGTCTACCCTATCTTTGATTGATAAGTTAAAGTCTCTTGCTACATTGAAAACATATTCTTTAAAATCTTGCTCCATAATTTTTTTATTGGTTACACACAAATATATAAAAAGTTTTCTTATGTTTGTATCCCCAAGATGATGGAAGACTTCAGTAACCTAATAAAGATGGAAGACTGTTGGAACAGATAATTGGAAAATTTCTTTTTCTTAGGGGCTTTTTCTTTCTTTTCTTTTTATTTTCTTTAACTTCTTTTGTTTTTCTTTTCTTTCTTTTAAAACAAACTAAACTTACTTAGAATAGTTCTTAATAATACAAAGAACACTACAACAAAGAAAATAGGATATAACGCTTTATAATCAAAAGACTTTTCCTTCTCAAACAACTTCTCTTTAGTTTTCTCTACCACAACTGAATCTTTAACGATTTCTTTAAATTCGTTTAGATGCGTTCTAAGAGACTCTTTCTTCTTTCGTATAGTTACACTCTTAGCGTTAGAGAAAGTGCTTTCTACACCATTTAAAATAACCGATATAGGCTTTAAGGAGTCTTTTTGTTCTACTATGATTTCGTAAGTATCAGAATCGTACTTAATCGAATCTTGCTTAACCACTTTTGTAATGGTTGAGACTTCTGTTTTAATATCTTGGGAAACTTTTGTAGTACGCTTTTTGACCGAGCAAGAAACGAACAATAAACTACATAACAGTATAGACAGTCTTCCCATTTTTCTTAGATGCTTTTAAAACTCGTTTTCTATTCTCACTCTCACTAACATACGAGATATGTACCCAATCAGGATTTGAGTTATTACCAAACTCCCAAATGAGTTGGTCAAAGTCTAAATTCTCTCTAATCCAATCAAACATCTGTTTGTTACTTACACCTCCTAAAGTATCATCTATATCTATGGCTCTACCTTGAGTGTGTTGTGAACCTGAAGCACCTCCAATAGCTTTGTTTAACTTCTGAGACCTAAAGAATGAGTTAATAGCAATAGGAACTCCAAAGTGTTCTCTAAGTGGCTCAAATACCTTCTCAGCTAAAACTTGCATATTCTGTAACTGATACGCATCAGGCTCATTGTTGATTCCTTTACGAACCGCAGTCTGACTCTGTGTAGCCTCTTTGTAAGATATGTGTTTAGATACTTTCATAAATCGTTAAACAATGTAATTACAATGTGATTACAGACTCTTATCTTGGTTTTTCTTGATTAGTGCCTTGATACCGCTCTTTAAGTCATCAGGGGCTAAGAACAAAGCAAGTGAGATAAGCAACATACCAAAGAATATAGTAGCACCACCATCTTTCTCAAGCAAGTAGTAGAAGTTACCTATTAGTAGCATAAAGCCTAATATGGTAGTCGTTATTCCTTCTTTAAAGTTCTTTTCTAATCCGCTCATTTTACTATGTTTTTATCCTTGTGCAAAAAATGCACTTACCTATCTTTCTTTAGTTGGTCTAAGTCTTTTAGTATTCTTTCTCTGTGTAGCTTGTAGTCCAGTATCTCGTTCTCTAAGGTTCGGATGTCTGGAAACACATAGGTGTTTTGATTGTATCTTAGTGACTTTGTTTCATTCTCAAGGTCAGCTATCCTCTTCTCAAGTTTGGTATAAAGCAATACCGCTCCACCTACCACAATGACAATCTGAATAAGCCTTTTGATGTTTATACTCAATGAAGAGTCATCACTTAGCTTTGGCAGATTCTCACCCATTCTTTATCTTTCTCTTAACGAAGTAAAACACCTCTTTGCCTATAAGACCGAATAGACCACCTATAAAACCAACTGCGGCAGCTTGTAATAAGCCCATTAACTCAATGGTAGTAGCAGCAGTTAAAATGTATCCACCTATGAAAGAAATCTTGTTGTCGATTGCCATTGTATTCTTATTAAGGTCTTAAGGGAGCCTAAGCTCCCGATTGACCGATTTTATTAAACTACTTCTTCAGGTAATGCGAAAGACCATCCTGCGAATGTGTGTACTCCACCTCCTGATGGAATAACCTCATTCTCTACCCATCCTTCAGGGAAAGCTACTTCGCTAACCTCAGCAGAGATTAACTCGCCTTCTTCGGAATATACCGCTTCAGATAAAATGTTGGTGATTTCTTTTACTACCCATAGTACATCTACGGAGTACTTGTCAGATACGATAGGAGCGACCAACTCGTTTCCTTCTTCATCGTATTCTCCTTGTACCTTTACGATATGACCAAGTTCTACGATAGTGTGTGAGTGAGTAGGTTGTTTTTCTTCGTTTAGACCAAGTCCTTCAATTAATGCTTGAGCATCTTCTTTGGAAGAAAAAGCGTATTTTTTAAATATATGTGACATAGTTATAAAGATGTTAGTGCTGCTAATTCAGCGTTAGATAATCTTGTGTCGTATAGTTGGATTTTTGAAACACCACCAGATAATTCGTTGCTTCCGAGTATATCATTACCTACGGTTAATTTAATCAACTCTAAGTTAAAAGCTACACTTGCAGAAGTGTTTTGACCCACAAGAACTCCATCAACATAAAAAGTAAGGTCTGAATCGGCATATGCAATAGCATACTTATGATTCCCGTTAGTTAGGTTGGTTTTATTTACATCTCTAAGAGCCCCACTATTAGCTCTAATACGAGCAATAAAAGTTGTTCCGTTGATAATCGAAGCAACAAAGTTGACTGATGTGCCGCTGCTTATTGTCGATACGAGTCTAAAACCAGTAGATATACTCTCTACATTAAATTCACCATAAATAGTACCTTCAGTCTGTCCGATAATACCACTTGGAACTGTCTGAGAAGCGACCTCAGCAACCCTTGTAACAGAAGAACCACTCGTAGG